TTCTCGTTTAAGCTTGTTTGGTGGCGCAAATGATGCCCGTGCCGTTTTGCGTAGGTCTTTGATTAATGTCGGATCAGCGGCGCCTGCTAGAGATGCCTCATAATCAAATGAGCCACCCTCACCGGCTTTTGATGTCCATCCATTTTCAGTCCACAGCTCTTTCTCAATGAACCAAGCAACCGCCTGTACATCGTCTCCGTTCATTTGTGCAAGGTCAGGATCGATCTCGCCAATAATGTTTTCCTGATTTATCCGCCTTGCCGCGTCAGTTAGAACACGCTGGCCAAATCCAAATTCACCGCCAACATTAGGCTCTTGAAGAGTGGAGCCCTTTAAGTGAGACCCTGTAACGCCCTTCTCAGTTGGCGGCGGCAATCTATCCTTACCGGCCAGTCTTCGGAGGTATCGAGCGGCCCATACATCAATTGTGGGAGCGTTCGTGTAACCAATCAGGTTGCCCGTAAAGTTGGGTGTTTTTGGTGCGCCTTCTGCCACTCTAAACATATCCAAGAGAGCCTTTGTTGTGGCCGGGCTGTTCATGCCAAACAGGGCGCCAGACGCCTTAGTGATCAACTCAAAGTCTTTTTTAGTGTCCTTGTGGAACCCAGTAAGTTTATTTGGGTCTGTTATTCCCTGCTCAAGCATATCCTCGTACATATTGATTTGCTTGTCGAATTCACCCCGTGAGTAACGGCGCATAACTTCAATAGCGTTATCCCAGTTCATCTCAACGCCGGTATTCGCCGATGTAGCTCCTAGCACGTCTGCAAATACATCACCAATGCCGCCAAACTCCTCGCGTAGCCGGGTTCGCATTGATCTATACCAGTTGGCTTGATCAAGTATTGCCCTTGCAGCAGGGTCGCCTTGTTTAACGCGCTCAGCTAGATCTCGAATCGACTGCACTGCTCGGTCAGACATAGTCTGCTCCCATTGAGCTTTGTCAACACCAAACGGCGGCTTCTCAAATCCATATGGGGTTTTTTGATAATCAACTTCAAATGCTGCATTGCCTTTTTTGTCTTTTTTAACTTTGACGTTTTTAACGACCATCTGATCTTGCGCCCATCCATCCGCGCTCGGGTAAGCAGCCTTTTGCCCTGCTACCTGCTCTTGCACTTTTGGAACACTTGTTCTTGGTACAGATGACCGGATTAAGCCACGCTCAGGCTTTGAAAGAATAATCTGTTGCTGTTCTGGCGTGACAACCATGGCAGGCTGTGGCTCTAGCGGTGTAACAAACTCTGGTGGTTTGGCAGGTAGCCCTTCGGTTAGGGCTTCCGCTGTCTGAGCACCATCTGTCGCAGCATCGGCAATACGCCCGGCTCTCTTGGGTATACCGCCAAGGCCGCCCAAGAAGAATAGCGGGTCAAGAAACTCTTCAGCATACTCTCCAAGTAATGGGCTTCCCGTTGACTCACCTACCGCCTCGCCGTACTGATCGTACAGTTGACCAACGGGCTCAAAGAACTCACCGATTTGCTGAACCTTATCTAACCCGCCTTGCGTTCTTGGCGTATAAGTCATGGCTTCCTGAATCTGCCGATACGTATCAAGTTGCGCTCTCATATCACCACCACGCGCAGCCTCAAAAACACTACCACCCATGCCGACCATCGTTCCAGCTATTGAACTACCGATAGTAGCCGCCGCTTCGGCGCGACCAATGGCGTTTTCCTTAAACCCTTGAAACGAACTCGGAATACCCATCGTCTCTAGTACGCTTCGTACTCCTGTTTCGGTAATATCTTTGTTGGCCATTGGTTACCCCTGTGGTAATTCAGTCGCTACGTCAAACGCTTGATCGACAGTCTGTGTAAGCTTCTCAGCAGTCTCTAAGGCTAGGCGCTGCTCATCGTTCTCAAGCTCTGCCAGGGTCTTGAGCGTGTCCGCCTTGGTCTCAGCAGTCTGTGCAATGCGGTACTCAGTATCTGCTTGAGCTTTGACAGCATCCGCCTGTGCTTTAACAGCCTTGGCTTCAGCTTCCATTGCGCTAGCCTGTAGGAACATAGCATTCGGATCAGGCTGCTGGTTCTGTGCTTCCATTGCCATTTCTTCCTGCTCTGCCTCGTTGGGCTCGACAACACCCATGCGTACCAGCTTCTTACGGAAAAACTGACGAATGTCACCAATGCCTTCGCCTTCCATGTTCATCATCGCCAAAGAGGTTAGGACCGCTTGAGTCTCTGGGTCTGTCGCTAACTGGAGCATGCCGGTAACGCTTCTTACAGTGGCAGCTCTACGGCTCGATGAAGTAGGCCCAACGTCTACCGCTACGTCAAAGCTTGCGCGTGTCAGATCGTTTCTGTACGTCAGCTCGCCGGTGTCTTGGTCGATGATCGGAGTCATTAGCTCATAGGTGTCTGGCGTTCCATCCCTCTCCATACCCTTGAGCTTGCGACCCTCTTCTACAAAAATGTCCCGAGCCATGCTTAACCAGATCTCATCGCAGCGCTTCACAGCCTTAGACATGTTCGACATATAGATGAACGATTGCATGTCCAATCGGTTCTGGATGAGCTCTACGGCCTTACCAGACATGTTCGGTTGCATGTCCTCACCAGCCTCTTGGTTGCCCAAGATGTCTCTCATATCAACTTCAGTGAGCTGTAGTAGCCCTGCCATTGCCGGCGGAACAGCAGCAGATCGAGTGTATCCAACCGGACCGACTGCCTGCTCGTTGCCGTTCTGATCTGTTACCGGGTTGATTAAAAGATACGGATAGTCTTTGAGGTTGTCCTCGGCCCACATCATCTGGTGTCCAGCTACCTGCTCCGGTGTCATGATTGGCTTCTCAATGCTCGATAGCGCAGAGATTTCTGCCAGCTTAGACAACTGCATGTTCTTCAGTCGCTGAGCATCCTTAGCCAGTCTGACATGACCCATGCAACGCTCGATGTTATCGATGAACCAGCGCTTGCCGTACACAGGAATCACCGGGATATGCTTACCAGCGATGATTCCGTGATCCTCTAAGACCTTACCGCCCGAGAGAGTGTACTTGTGCACCTTCTTACGCATGACACGCTTCTGACCGATCTCGATTGATCCAGTAGCCAGCAGGGTAGCCTCTAGGCTTTCATCAGCCTCAAAGTCTGCCCGAGTGTAACGGGTCTCTTCGCCTGCTAGGTCTTGGAATATCCGTACCGTTTCGCGTACTTCTTCTACCCGGTAATACTCAGCAACGTAAACAACGTCTGGAGTAGCCCAGTCAAACTCATGGTCGTGGATAGACTTCGGCCAGTTCGTTGGGTCATCGTCATACTTAGCCTTGTACGATTCCCGAGTCATCGAGGTGATAACAAAGCAGCGAGTAGCATCGCCCTTGTCTTGTCTCTTAGCGTCTAGGTCGAAGAACACACTTGAGTCGGCGTCATAGATTGGCTCGAAGACAATCTTCTGCTCATCGTTCTCATCGTCCTCTTCGTCTACGTAAACATTACGTAAGCGCCAAGCACCGAATCCACCCCCGACAGCTTCCTCGAAAGCGTTGTCGTATGCTTCATCTGCTCCAGAATCCTGCTCAGAGGCTCTGTAAAGCGCGTCACAGGTCGATGCAAGTTCGATGTCCGTTGATCCATCCTTGGGCACAAAGTCCACTGTGATGCGATTGTTGCGGTACTCGTTAATGATTCGCATGACACTTAGCGCGATCTTGTTTACTTCGAAGCGCGGCTTGTTCTCGAACTGCTCTTCAAGCGGTCCTTCCCACTGTGCGCCAGCGATAGAGTAAAAACGTCTATCCTCGAGGCACTGGATGCGCTCGTCACGCATTGCGGTTTGAATGTTGTCGAAGTCTTTGAGGGCTTCAGCGTGGATGTCTGCTAAGCGTTCTGCTTTGGTCTTTGCCATATCACCACCGGTTTACCGTAGCGATGGGCGCCACGTTTGTTGGTTTCTGTTTCTGCGCTCTTCGCGCACTCTCACACGCATATCTTACCGCATCTATCACGTGGTTGTCTTTATCGTCAAGCAACGGCAATACCTGCCCGGTTAAATTATCTGTCTTGTACGAATACATTGTGAGCTCATCAATCGTATGAACGCATCTTGGGTGAACTATTATATCAAATGATTTTAGCCACTCGATACCTTCTTCTAGGCTCTTGGGGCCTTTCACTGCCGGCACGATCTTAGGGAACCCGTGGTTACGCATGTAGCTGATTGTCTCTGGCCTGGCGTTGTCAGCGACAATAGGCCAACGCTCGCTCTCAGGCACTGACATAAACAGCTCAGGCGTGTTCGTAATCTCACAGCCGACCATGTAAGCCTCGTAGTCAATATACAGTTTCCTGCCCACAATAAAGCAGCGAACCAATACCGTTGGGTCAACAGAGAATCCCCAGTCAGCCCCGAAGCGTAGTGTAGCATCTTTCGGTGTCTCGAACTCTTCTACGTACCAGTTCTTAAATACCCGGCTCTCAGAGTTCTTAATGTACTCACCAAGCCAGACATGCTGATACTTTTCCATGTCCCGCTTCATGTCGTACTGCATCTCTTCTTGCAGCACACTAG